TTTCCTTTAATTCCATGTTATAAGTTTTGTTTTAACAAATATAAGTTTAATTTTTCAAATATCCAAACTAAGATATTTTAGTTGTAACGTATTCTATTGATGACACATTTTCATCCTTTTTAACCATGATAATATTATCCGACCAATTACGTATTAAAGGATTATGTGATATGACTAAAATGTGTTCAAAATAGTTTTTAATCTTCTTAAAAAATTCTCCAACCATTTCAAGATTTTCATCAGCTATTTTACCGAAAACCTCGTCCATGACTACAATGTTTGGTTTGGGTAGTGACGAAATCTTAGTTAAAACACTACGAAGTGCTAATGAAGATATTGTTCTCTCATAACCTGAACCCGCGTTAAGTGGTTTAACAATTCTTGTCTCAGTATCTATCATTACAAATTCAACTTCATTCTTATCATTGACATTTAATTCTAAAATAAAATGACAACTATCCACCAATAAACGATATAATTCTTGATTTAATAGTGGTATCATATTTTTCATGATGATTTTTGAGATACCATTTTTACCATATATTGTTAAATATGTTTTGAAAACCGATGACAGTTCTTCTTCTCCTTGAATTTTGGTGATTAATTCTTCGTTGATTTTTATTTTTTCATTCATACTGATGATGTTACCCCTGTGTTTTTCAATAGAGTTATTTGAAACTCTAATGTCGGCATTTGCGGTCTCAATTTTCGACCTCAAGGCTACAATTTCAGCATCAATCTTTTGATTATCTTCTAATTTCTTTTTATTACTATCGTAATTATTAAGTTTTGTTTGTTTTAATTCTACCTCAAATTGTTTTTGATCAACCTCTAATTCATATCTAGCCTTTCTTAATTTATTTCTTTCGTAATTTTCAAACTCACCTTTTAAAGAATCGTATCCTTCAGATTGTTTTTTTAATTCATCATATTGATTCTGATTAATTTCAATTTCTTTAATAATGTCTTCGATTTCTTTTTTTATTCTATCAATCTCATCACTATGATCAACGTCATCCAACGCTCTTTTACAAGTAGGACAAATAGACCCTTCTGTTAATTGTTTAATTAACTTTTCTTTGTCAGATTTTTCATATTTGTATGCAACATCAATACCCTGAAGTTTTGACATTTCATCCCTAAGTTCTTTATGTTCATCTTCATCATAATATTTAGATGGTTCTTTTACATCAACACTATCGGCGTTTTTCTTACTAACATTTTTTTGTGAAATTAAATCATCAATTTCTCTTTGTAGTAGTACCGGATTAGTTTTAATTAAGTCTTGGTCAATATCATTATTACGAGAACTTAAAACATCATCCTTTCTTTTTTCTAATTCTTTTAAATGTTTATCTAACCTTTTTAATTCTAAATTAAATCTCTCAATTTCATTTTCTGAATTAATGATACTATCTCGATAATTGGAATTATCAATTTCTAGTTGTGTTATGTTGTATGTGTTTGATACTAATTTTTTACTCCATTCATTATAAATTCCCTTTGCAATTTCTTCCTTATTTCTCAAACTTTCAAGACCCATAAATTTGGTTAGAATCTGACCTCTTGCTGTTGGTTTTGATTCTATCAATTGTTCTAAATTATTACCCGTGGTCATAATTGTTGATAGAAAATCCTCTTCACTACCAATAGCAGAGGCAATAAAAGTTTCAGTTTCTCTTCTTTGTTCACCAGATAAATTCTCAATTGTTCCATCTGGTTTCTTTTTATAAAATTCAAGTTTGCTACTTACATTGTATTCACCTTGTTTTGTTTTTTTACGTACAAGTTTTCTTTCGATAACGTAATCATCACCATCTATTGTTATCTCACCTTTGACTAAGACTTCGTCTTTATCAGTAAATCTATTAAAGATTTCTCCGGCAGTTTTTGTTTTCGTTGTAGAATTAAAAAATAAAAACATTAGGAGATCAACAGACGATGTAGATTTACCACCAAAATTCTTAGGTGTGGATTCAATTACTGTAATCCCATCTAATTCAGTGTAATCAATTTCATTACTATCCCCAAATGATAAAAAATTAGAAAATTGTATTTTTTTTACATACCACTTGTTATATCTAACTTTGTTTTCATTTAGTTTATCGATTTCACCATTAACCCTATTATCTAATCTATCTAATAGTTCCCATTTAGTTGTAATGTTATTTTCTTTGATGAAATCCTTCATCAAGTTTTTTTGATATTGTTGATCCAATATATTATCAGATGCCTCCAATGATTCCAATTTAATATTGGATTTATCTATCAAACTTTTGGTGATGACCTGTATTGACTTGGTTTTATATTTGTCTTGAAAATAAGATTTAACTCTTCTGATTTTTTCAGGAGTGAAATTTTCAGGGTTATCTTCCCAAGTAACTTTAATAAATGGATTATTGTATTTCATGATTTTTATCAAGGACCCATTTGCCCTCTTTTAAATTATAGGTTTCTACGTGTTCTTTTCTAAATGATAACCATTCTTCGACTTCATCACTATTATTAGGTTGAAACTTGGTTCTAATTAATTTTTTTTGGTCTCTTATTGTTTCAGGTCTAATAACAATCATTTGTGTAAAGTCTTTATTTGACCTTACGAAAATATTGTTTTTAGATGTTGGGTTTACCTTAAGTTTTCCATAAAAATAGTATTCATCTAACCAATATTTTTCTTTTCTAATTGGTATGTTTATAGTCTTAAATGGTAAACCTGAAATTAGTGAATATTTTTCATTTTCCCAAAATCCACCGGACCACCCTCCTCCCTCAACTTCAACTCCAATTTGTGTTTTAGTGGATCCTGTTAAATCTATCACCCTCATTTCATGTGGTGTTTCATTTAACAACAATTTAAATTTTTTACTGAAGAAATTAATGACCGCCTGTCTAACAGGTCCATCATTAAAACTAGTGCCTCTTAAAAATGGCATTATTTATTGTTTAATCTACTTTCTTCAAAAAACTCAATTATTGCGTTAACAGCCCAAACTGAACCCGCGGTAAACATTCCGTCAAAAAATAAACCGATTAACCAATGAGTGTGTATAAAAGTAATTGTTAACCCACCTAATACAAGTGACATAAAAAACCCAACCCAAGTGGATGTACAAAGTGTACAGGTGATTAAATCACCAAAAAATTTAGAATGTTTAACAATCCACTCTCTAAATTTTTCAAAAATTGAACCCCAAACTAAAATGTTTGTCATACCATATGCTGCTAGCACCCATAAAAACAATATCTCCATAATTTTATATTTTATAAGAATATACGTAATTTTATTCAGAATACAAACTACCTAAGTCACTATTCTTCATGTATTTTGCTTTATTAAATCTATCTAATGATTGATTTATTTTATCCAATTCATTTTTTAATTTTTCGTTTTCTTTTCTTAATTCATCTATTTCTTTTGTGTTGATTACCTCCTTTACTATTTCTTTTATTACAGGTACTTCAACTTTAATCTCTTTGATGACTTCTTTTGTAATAATTTGTTTATCTCCCTTAACCTTAATGGGTACTTCTTTTATTACTTCGACAATCTTTTCAACTGGCACTTCTTTGATGACTTCTTTTTCAACAATCTTTTCTACCACTACTTCCTTAATAATCTCAACAATTTTTTCAACTGGAACCTCTTTAATAATTTCTTTTTCTACTATTTTTTCCTTAGTTGATTTAATCGGTGTGTCAGGATATTTTAATAATGAAAACCCATTATTAAATGTCTGTTTTGCAAGTTTATCAACATCCTTAATATTGTTTATTTCACAATATTGTATAAATTCATTATCTAAATTTAATGTTTTTTTATTTTTAAAATTACTCACTCTGTGTTTGTTTGTTTAGATAGTCTTTAATTAAGTCTAAATCCTCCATCCTTTCTTTATGTTTTTCGTCAGTAAAAAAACTATGAAACGCTATATAATTTTTATCTAAACAAGATTCTTCATAAACTTCATCATGATTATTTTTTGTTAAATCATATCTATCATGAAAAATTTTAATATCGTCTTCATAAATAGATAAATTTAATTCATTACTTATCATTTGAACCCAACTATCACAAGCACCACTATTAGACCACCTTCCTGTTATGTTAACCCATTCTTTAGGAATAATTGGGAATAACATTTGATTATCTTTTCTACAATATTCTTCATGATTAACAACAAGTGGATTTACAACAACAAATTGACTTTTATATTTATCCATTATTAAATCGTAATTTTTTGATTCCATAATACAATCGTCATTCCATAATAATAAAAACTCACCTGTTGCAACTTCAGCCGCACTATTAACATATAGATTTAAGTTTTTATAGAAATGTCTTTCCGATACAAACAACTTAATAAACGGTTTATTGATAATGTATTTTTTTGTTTTTTCAATAGTTTCAATATCGTCATCATCCATTGCAACCAATATTTCTAAATTGTTTAAATCTGAACAATTTTCAATTAGACTATCGGTTGATTTTACAAATAAATCATATCTTTTTCTTGTTGGATATATTATACTAATTTTCATATTATCCTAAGTTTACTAATTCTTCTTTTTCTTTTTCAATATCTGTTATATCTTTAATTGAGAAATGTAAAAATGGTTGTTCGTTTTCTAAATCATAAAAAATATAATCATCTGTTTCAACATTATACATACCATATCCATGATGTTTTACGGTTTCACCAAAATTTTGCTGAATCAATGAACCAATCATAATTCCCTTGCCTCCGTTTGGAAGTTTGAATTGTTGTCTTTTGTGAATATCACCACATAATAGTAAATCTAAATCCACAAAATTTAAACTATCATACCCATCTTCAAATTTAAACCCAACATCTGTGGACATTCCTTGGATTACCCCATGAAACAATCCAACATTAAACTTACCGGATTGTCTTTCAAATTTAGGTCTTTCATTGTGTTGATATAATGAATAAACCACCCACTGAATATTATCATCAATGTAAGGTCCACTATCCCTTAAATAATTAATATGGGGACTATTAAGTAACTCTACAACTGGTGTTATACTATCTAACCTTTGTGTGTTGTTTTCTAAAAAATCATGATTACCAGGAATAATAATAACTTTACCAAAGTCAGTCAATTTTTTAATAAACCAACTAGTTAACATTAATTGTTCATTAGAAATATTAATTTTTTGATGCGCAATATCTCCAGCAATTACAATTCTTATCTCATCCCAATTAACACCTTCTTCTGCCCATTCATAAACTTTATTACCTAATTCAGTGATAAGTTTATTGAACTGTTCCTTATATAATTCATGTAATTGAAACGTTCTTATATGAATATCAGCGATATGTATAATTCTTTTTACCATAACTTATATATTTTGTTAAATCTAAATCCATTACCATTTTATTGACTTTTTGAGGTACTTTATATTCTATATACGTGCCATCCTCTTTTAATAAAACAATTACACAACCTAATAATTTTAAATTTTCATATTTTGTACCCTTTAACATTTTCAATATTAACCTAGCATAAAATGGTAATTGTAAATAATAATGACCCAATGCGGTGTCGTGATACTCATTAAATGGCGAATACATTCTACCCGTATAATGTTGTATTTCGAAATTTTTGGGTTGATTTGTTTTCCAATCTGTTATTACTAAACCAAAGTCAGTTTTTTCTTTATTTAACATTAACCAACATTTATCAGGTTGACCAGTATACCCTAGTTCATTATCTCCGAGTACTATTTCTGTATCTAATAAAACAGCACCCCTTTCTTCCATTAGTGATAGAAATTGTTTACCTGCAACAATCATACTATTACTTTTAGTTAATTGAGCATCGTCACATTCAAATATGGGTTGTCTAACATCTTTGTAATTTCCATTTCTATTAATTGCCTCAATTTCTAATTCAAAATGAACTCTACTACCCATATTAGTTGCGTAATTACCAAGTTGTTTCCATTGTTCTTGTAATTGAGCAGCGGACTCTGGATCACCATTGCACATTCTAAGTGCTGTACCCTCAGCATCAAATGGTTTATGAAACTTTTTAATTAATTTAGATACAGATGGAAATGTTTTTCTCAAAACACCATCAGTATCTCTCATGTAATATATGTGTTCTTCTTCAACAAAAGTTATATCTAATTCATTTCTTCTTTGTTCTAATAAATCATTTATCTCTTTTGATATTTCTTTTAAATTCATTAATCTAATTGTTTTATTTCGTGCTGACTTAAATCACCTTTTAAGTCTGCAATATCTTTATCACCCTCTAATTTAACTATCCAAACTTTACCCATTAATTTTCCGCAATTTAATTTATGAAACAATTTTTCAGCATCAATCCACGCATCTGGGTCTAAAACAATTATAATCTTTTTAGCCGAATCATAAAGTCTATTAAAAAGGTTTTTTGTCATATATTTCCCCAACATTGGAATTGAATTATTTAAAAATATAGAATCAAAAGCCCCTTCAACAATAAAGATTGGTTCGTCCCAATTTATTAAATGTTCGTTCCATAACAAACTTTCCTTATCCACTTCTGGATTTTTATATTTCATTTTTGTCTTACTCAAGTATGAACGAGCAATAAAATAATTTAAATTATTATCTCCATCGTAAGATGGAATAATTATTCTATGTTCATATAAACCTTCATGACAAAATCCAATATTGAATCTCTCTATTTGTTCTTCGGTAATATTTCTATTTTTAATATAACTCCAAGCTTGTTTAAATTGTGGTGTTAATTTTAAACCGACACTAGCATTTTTAAATGGTATGAATTCTTTTGGTAGTCTTATTTGTTTATAGACTCTTTTAGGTGAGTCAACATCTTCAGGTCTTAATAACTGATATTTTTTAAGTTGTTTAGATGTTCCGTACTTTTTGAGTAGTTTAAATAATGACCCGTATGTGTCATGTGATTCTGCACATACCCAACATTTATAAACACTATTTTTATAGTTTATCTCGAGATTACCTTTTCCGTCACCATCTTCTAATCCTTTTATTTCATATGAACAGACAGGACAATCAAAAGAAATTTGTCCTCGGTAGTCATTATGGGATTTATAATCACCAAAAATGTCTTCCAAGATATCCACAACGCCCGAGTAATCTATTTCCTTTTCCATCATAGTTAATTATTAATATAGGAAAAAAATTTTGCAAAAAAAAATCCCCGGGTACACCACTCCCCGGGGAACCAACTAAACATGTATTTCTACACGTCCCGTCCTACAATAATAAATATAACATAAATAATTTTAAAAAAAAATTATTTAAATGTTTTTTCTTCTTTTATCATATTAATATAACCAATTACCGCAGTTGCAGCATCAGCCATATCATAATTTTCTTTTCTAAGGTTACCAGTTTTTCCGTATAACCAATTAACATCAGAACAAACTGAATTTACATGTTCCCAAATAACATGTTTTTTATCTATATCTTTTGGGTATCCCCCAAATAAAACATTTCTATTTTTATCATTTTTACCAACTAAATCAGGAAATGCAAATTTTCTTGCATTATAAGTAGATATGAACGTTGGTAAAACTCCTAAAATATCATAACAATTTTTTAAAATTAAGGTGTTATATCTTAAAAGTGTACCAACTGTATAAATGTTATTAGATTGTAATAGGGGTTCCTCAATGATAACTCTTGTAATCCCCATATCCTTATAACCTTCAAGATGTTTTTTAAATGTATCCGCCTTTTTGATTAACTCTTCAATCTTATCCTCAGGTTGCGGTTTTATTTTTGGGGAAAAATGAGTAAGTTCAAGTAATTTTGAACCCGTAATGTCGAATAATGCAAATCCTATGGTTTTGGTTGATATGTCCAATCCTAAAATCTTTGGTTTGTTCTTAAATTTAATATCTATGCTCATATCAAAATATATAAGTAATATTTTTTGATAAGTAAATATTAAAAATCTAATCTAAGTGAAAAAACTTGTGTTCCTTCTCTTTTAACTGGAATTGCGGTTTTACCTTTTACTAACGCTTCTTTATTTGAATTCAATAAAGCAATTTCGGTAATATATTTACTACCTGATGTGTATGTGGGATTTTGTGTTGTCTCAAATGTACCCGACGGTAAATTAACTAAGAAGTTCATTTGTTCCACATCCGACGCTCTTACAAGCCTAACACTACCAGGAAAAGGTTGTTCGTCACCAAATTGTGAGTCTGTTGTTGTTCCTGTTAGTAAATAATTTGATCCCATAAATGTTTCCAAATCAAAACTTGTTGCACCTGTAAAATCACTATAACTGATTGTGAAAGTTGTACCAGTTAAACCAGATAATGATGAACCACCAGCCTCTGTAGTATAATCAATTATTTTCCAATCATCTGAGTTTGGTAATCTATCAGTATTTTCAGTTGTTTCTTGTATTAAGATATAGAAACGTTTGGGTTTTAGTTCGGTTAAAAATCCTGAACTACTAAAGAAATCAAATGTACTACCACTAAACCTAACATTTATATCTGAAGGATATGTTACTGTTTGATATGAAGTGTCACCTGTATTATTAACAGAAAGTTTAACATAGTAATTTGATGGTAACGTATTGAGTGATGATGTCGTTGAATCTGTTTCAGACAACATGTATGTAATGTAAAAAGTCTGACCTGTTGTACCACTAATAATCGAATTTGCAACTACATTATTACTTGGTACCGCTGTTACTTTTGGTGCACCTAACGTGTATTTTCTATTACTTCTATAATCTAATACCGCAACTAATTCTTGGTCATCAAAAACGACTATTTTATTTTTAGGAAATACTTTACCCACTTTATTACCTTGTTCATCAATTAGATATCTAAATAATAAATCGTGCCTATCATTTTTTGTGGATCTAATATAATAATCGGTAGAATCCATATAGAAAATTGCTCCATATGTTGAACCAGTATTTCTATGATAGTATATGAATGGAATATAAACTTCGAAGTATTCTGAGTCTGTTATATCATTATCGTCTCTATCTACAGCTAATGAAACTAATTCACCACTATCATAACTGATATAATCATCATATTTGTAAAATCTGTCAGGTTCATTAATTAAGTCTCCTAACTCGGAATAATGTATAATTGCAATACTTCTTTGTTCTTTTGGTGTTACCTCGACTAATTCATTAAATGAGTTTTTAAATCCAGTACCAACGCTTGTAGAACTAAATCCTGTTATTGTACCTCCTGTTAAATTTTCAAAAGTTTGTCCTGTTGATGTGTAACCTAAGAATTCTTTTGTGGAAATAAATCTGTTTCCCATATAACCTGATAAACTTTCATTTGTTGTTCCAACATCAGACCCAATTGGTTTCTGTCCCCACACTATGTTTAGGGTCCATGGATTTTGTTGATCCAAATTATCTACCGGATATGGTAAACATCCATCTACCGCCTCACTTGCTGGATATTCTATTTCACATTTATTACATACTACTTGTATATTTCCTGTTAACCCTGTGAAGTTTGGAGTATTTCTATCTAAATTTAATGTATTACCTGAAACACTTTCTATTTTATAAATTAAACTACTTGAATTACCTGAGATTGCACTTGTTGTGGTACAAAATTCATCAAATACAACTGTGATGTATTCACATTCATTAAAACTTGTTCCTGTTAATACTTGAATAGAAGTACCACCTGTTAAAGATGTAATGTCAATAACTTGTGTTTCACATTGTATTGTTGTAGATATTCCTGTACAAGAGACAAATTCATTATATTCAGAAACAAAACCAGCAGGTCCCATTATATTTCTAATTGTATCTGTTGATGATCTATCAACCGGTGTTCCATAGGTTGTTCCACTTGTTGATGAACTTATCTTATATGGATATTTAACTCCCGTCTCTTTATCAACGGGTGATAAAACTTTTTGATGTGTTGTTTGTCCTGTTAATCCTGAATAAATCAAATTGTAATCAAATTCAGAATCACCTATTTGAAAATACTCGATATTGAAGTTACCCTTGGCAATAGAATTTCTTCCCTTTTGGGTTATTCTTGCGGATAAAAACTCTGAATTATTACTATCTAAAAAACTCATATGTTATAAATATAATTTTATTTTATACTGGTCCACCTCCACCACTACATGATTGTAATCCCACATCAGTAACAACTCCCATTGAGTCTATTTCAATCCAATTCCACGCTCCAAGGTCAAATGTGTTTTGAGATTGTATGGTACTAATTGCATACGCATATGGGGATCCTGGTCCAATGAATGGATCACCGTTAGAATCATATATTGGATTAAATAACATTCCCGAAATTGTTGAAGATTCTGATAGTACCACTCCAGACATAACATATCCCGGACTAGAACAATATGTTGTTCCGGTTAAACTTCTATCCACAGGAGAAGCTATGTAAAATTCATTTAAAATTGGTGGTGTTACGGTTGGTGTAATTGACGGGGTCGGAGTAACCGTTGGACATGATGCTAAATCAGTAATCACACCACTATTTCCTGGCACATAACCATAATTAGTTCCATCAGAATAATAACCTGTTATAGCGTTTCCTGTTAATGGGTATGTACTTCCTGTGTATAAAATAGTTCCGTTAACTAACGGTGGTGGGTTATACGAGTAGTAGTTTGTTGGACTACTGAAGAAATCAGAACAAGCATCGATTCCAGTACTAACGTTGTATCCTAAACTAAATGTATATATAACAGGGTTTGTTAATGTTGGTGTTATAGTTCTAGTTGGAGTCGGTGTTATAGTTCCAGTTGGAGTCGGTGTTACCACGTCTTCAACGGTTGGTGTAATAGTTGGTGTAAATGTTGGTGTAATCGTAACAGTTGGTGTTGGTGTAACGATGTTTACTGATATACATTGTGTTGTTCCTGAACACGGTCCACTATCAACTAAGACAAATAAAGATACTGTATTGTCGGGAATACTAATTATTTGCGGAAAATCATCTACATTAAATTGTGATGGTGACAAACTTGAACATCCACTACCACAAGATCCTCCAGTGCAACCAGAAATGGATACGGTGTATCCTGTAATATCGGAACCAACCGTCCCTAAATCCACTTCTACATTAATATTAGCCATATCGTATAAATATTATTTTATATTTTTTATTATTATAAATATCAATAATAAAAATTTAAACAAAAAACCCCTTTAAATAAAGGGGTATTTTATAATAAAAAATCTTTATTGTTATGGTGTGATACCACTATTAATTGTAATCGCAACAGAGTCAGGTGATGGTGTGTTAATTGTTGTTATATATTCCACGTTGCTACCAGATTGTGTTGGACATGATGTGGTGTTATCTGCTCCACTCATAACGTGACTACTAGTTGTTCCAAATTTTACATAGTCACCCTGAACCAATCCTGTTATCGTATAAAAGTTTTGACATGTAGATGGTATAGTATCTGGAATAGGTTCTGGAACTCCGTAATTAATACCATCAGAACTTACAGCATAGGTTAATGTCGCACCTCCCGCGTTTACATCTCTAGCATAAACTGACAACCACATAGATGGTTTTTCCCACGGTTGTGATGTTGTACAAGTGCCAACACTTTGGATTGTTCCTCCCGTAATATTATCATTCGAAATAGTTACTTCATAACCACCTTCCAAAGTTGCCTTTGCGACATTACTTTGAATTAAAACAACCGTACCTGTATTAGTGGTACCTGAAATGTTAAATGGGCCGGTATCTGAACCTGCTCCTGATATTGTAAAAAATACGTTATACGCCATAGTTTTTTAAGTTTAATCTTTTAAATAAATATATCATTTTTTAAAATAAATATATAGGTTATTTTATCGTTTTATTATAAAGGACTGTCTGTGTCGATTGTTAATGAAACCCCCTCGGTTCCGCTTGATTGTGTAATTGTGTATGTGTATAACCCATTTGACCCCGCAAATGCTGGACAGTTTCCTGTTCCTGATTGTCCATTAATTGGTGCCGTGTTACCTGTTGAGAATGTTACAGTATCTCCATTTGTTAATCCTGTAATTGATCCGATGTTACTTTGACAAGAATTATTAAATGTTGTCCCCGCAACTAATGAAAATGTACTACCTACACCAATTTGATAAAGTAAATCAATTGTTACCGGATTTACACCCAAATCTCTTACACTCACTGATAATGTTACAAAACCTGATGTACTGATTAATTCAGTAACACCACTGTTTGTTATACAACCATTTGCATCTGTGACCTCAACACAATAACCACCAGCACACAAATCTGAAATTGTTTGTGTTGCTGCCGCTTCGGTTACTCCTGTAATTGTTGTTACAAGTGTTCCACCGCAAGTTGTATATGGTGCACTTGAATCAAGATATAATTTATATGTTTTTGGATAAACCCCACCACTTGATGAAACTTGAACTTGTCCTGTACATGAACCACTATCATTTTGAGTGACGGTTAATGTTGCAGATTGTGCTGTTGGTTGTGTTAATGTTACGGAGTATGTTCTTTCCGCACCCGCACTATCTTTTATGTAAATTGTATAACCACCAGAGGCTAACGAACTATATGTTCTACTAGTTGTTAAAACTTGATAAGTTCCACCCGCATTTAGTTTAGTAGAATACGGTGCACCACTACCACCCGTAACATTTGAAACCGTTATTGAACCGTTACTACCACCATTACATGAAATATTTGTTTGAGAAATTGTTCCTGTAATTTGTGCTATTGTTGGTGTTATGGTTGGAGTTATAGTTGGTGTTATAGTTCTAGTTGGTGTGATTGTTGGAGTAATGGTTCTAGTTGGGGTAATAGTTTGAGTTGGTGTTATTGTAAACGTTGGTGTTATAGTTCTAGTAGGAGTGATTGTTGGGGTAATGGTTCTGGTTGGAGTTATAGTTTGTGTAGGTGTAATAGTTCTGGTTGGAGTTATAGTTGGTGTTATGGTTCTAGTAGGTGTGATTGTTATAGTTGGTGTGACTGTTCTAGTTGGTGTTAAAGTTGGAGTAATGGTTGGTGTTGGAGTTGGTGCAATATAATTTACCTGAACTGTGAAGTTACACGCTGGTGTTAATGTTGGTGTAATTGTTGGCGTTAAAGTTCTAGTAGGTGTTAAAGTTTGGGTAGGTGTAATAGTTCTGGTTGGTGTTAGTGTTGGGGTAATAGTTCTAGTAGGGGTAAGAGTAAATGTTGGTGTTATAGTTTGGGTAGGTGTAATTGTTCTGGTTGGTGTTAAGGTTGGTGTTAGGGTTTGTGTGGGTGTAATCGTTCTGGTTGGTGTTAGTGTTGGTGTTATGGTTCTAGTAGGTGTTAGTGTAATAGTTGGTGTTATAGTTCTAGTTGGTGTGATTGTAGGAGTAATGGTTGGGGTTGGGGTTGGTGCAATGTAATTTACCTGAACTGTGAAATCACATGCTGGTGTTAAAGTTGGTGTAATGGTTCTAGTTGGTGTTATGGTTGGAGTAATAGTTTGTGTAGGTGTAATTGTTCTAGTTGGTGTAATGGTTTGTGTTGGTGTTAAAGTTTGTGTAGGTGTAATCGTTCTAGTTGGTGTAATTGTTGGAGTTACAGTTCTAGTTGGTGTTAAAGTTAAGGTTGGTGTTACAGTAAATGTTGGTGTTATAGTAGGAGTTGGAGTTGGTGCAATATAAGTTACATTAACGGTGAAGTCACATGCTGGTGTTAATGTTGGGGTTATAGTAAATGTTGGTGTAATAGTTTGTGTATATGTAGGTGTTAAAGTTTGTGTAGGGGTGATTGTTTGTGTAGGTGTGATAGTTCTGGTTGGCGTTAGTGTTGGTGTAATTGTTTGAGTTGGTGTTAATGTAAATGTCGGTGTTAATGTGAATGTTGGTGTAATGGTAGGGGTTGGAGTTGGAGCGTAGAATGTAATATCAGTGAAACATGATTCATTATATAAAATAACATTAACAGTACTATCAGGTACGAAAACATCAACACCTGGGCTTGTTGTTATATCACTATATGTAATTCCTGACGCATTATCATTTGTACTAACTCTAGTGGCGTAGTTAGAAGGATTCACTGAATCATAATACACTGAATATGGTCCTGGTGACGTCCCTCCTGTTATCAATATGTGAAAATATCTTGCCATCTATATTAATTATACTGTATTAAATCCTAATTCAACTTGGTAATATGAATTTACGTGATATAATGCATCATTAGTTGTAAACTCAATTCTAAGTGTGTGTGTTGTTCCAGCCAATAGTAGATATGGTGATGGAACAGTAAATGTTTTTATCACGGGACCCATTGCACATCCTTGATTTAAGTCTTGTGATGTTGCCTTAGCAACTTGGGTACCATCTAATTTAAATAGAATGTTTTCAAAATTACTATCTTGTAATTCCGCAATACCACTAAAGTCTAATGACATATTAGTATTTTGTGGTCCAACCGTAATTGTTGCTTCCGCCCATCCTATCTGAACTTGATTACACGTACCTCCACAGTTAAGCGAGTCAGATATATCATATCTAATTGTTTGATTCAAATTAGATATAGTCCACCCAGCATCAGAGCACTGAGTAAATCCTGTTGTATTTGTAAATGTTGTCCAAGTTAATCCCGATATCGGTAATGGTGTTGGGGTAATCGTCATTGTAGGAGTAATAGTTGGTGTTTGTGTTACCGAGGGTAAATATTCAGTAAATGATGCTTCAAATGAACAATCAATTGTTGGTGTAATTGTAAACGTTGGAGTTATCGTCGGGGTAATTGTTTGTGTTGGTGTTAAAGTTAAAGTTGGTGTTAATGTAAATGTTGGTGTTATAGTAGGAGTTGGAGTTGGTGCAATATAATTTACCTGAACTGTGAAATCACATGCTGGTGTTAAAGTTGGAGTTATGGTTGGTGTAATAGTTTGAGTAGGTGTAATCGTTTGTGTTGGTGTTATAGTTTGGGTAGGTGTTAATGTCGGTGTTAATGTAAAGGTTGGCGTTACAGTTTGAGTAGGTGTTATTGTATTAGTTGGTGTAATTGTTTGTGTTGGTGTAATTGTTGGAGTTACAGTTCTGGTAGGTGTAATAGTATTAGTTGGTGTTATAGTTTGGGTAGGTGTTAATGTTGGGGTTAATGTAAATGTAGGAGTAATGGTTGGTGTTGGAGTCGGTGCAATATAAGTTACATCAACAGTGAAGTCACATGCTGGTGTCAATGTTGGTGTTATGGTTGGTGTTAATGTAAATGTTGGTGTTATAGTTTGTGTAGGAGTAATTGTTTGAGTTGGTGTTAATGTCGGTGTTAATGTAAACGTTGGTGTTACAGTTTGGGTAGGTGTAATAGTATTAGTTGGTGTAATAGTTTGGGTAGGCGTTATAGTTGGTGTTATAGTTTGAGTAGGTGTAATAGTATTAGTTGGCGTAATACTTTGGGTAGGGGTTAATGTCGGTGTTAATGTAAATGTTGGGGTTACGGTTGGGGTTGGTGTAGGTGCGATGTATGTAACCTCAACAGTGAAATCACAAGCTGGTGTTAGTGTTGGTGTTATGGTTGGCGTTAATGTAAATGTAGGTGTAATGGTACTAGTTGGTGTTATAGTTTGTGTAGGTGTAATAGTATTAGTTGGTGTTATAGTTTGTGTCGGCGTTATGGTGAACGTCGGAGTTACAGTTTGGGTAGGTGTTAATGTTGGAGTTAATGTAAATGTAGGGGTGATTGTATTAGTTGTAGTAATAGTGTTAGTTGGGGTAATGGTTGGTGTAATGGTTGGTGTTGGGGTCGGTGCAATATAAGTTACATCAACAGTGAAGTCACATGCTGGTGTTAATGTTGGGGTTATAGTAAATGTTGGTGTTAAAGTCTGTGTAAAAGTTGGTGTAATAGTATTAGTTGGTGTAATAGTAAATGTTGGTGTAATGGTCAACGTTGGTGTTGGTGTTGGAGTCGGTGTTGGTGCAACATAATCAGTACTAACTGTAAAATCACAGTCAGGTGTTAAAGTTGGGGTTATAGTAAATGTTGGTGTTATTGTAGGAGTAATAGTAAATGTTGGTGTAATAGTTTGAGTTGGAGTTGATGTCGGTGTTGGAGTTGGTGCAATATAATTTACCTGAACTGTGAAATCACAGTTAGGTGTTAATGTTGGTGTAATAGTGAATGTTGGTGTTATGGTTGGTGTAATGGTGAACGTAGGGGTAATAGTATTAGTTGGAGTTGGGGTTGGAGTTGGGGTTGGAGCAACATAGGTTACATCAACAGTGAAGTCACAATCTACAGTAGGTGTAATAGTAAATGTTGGTGTTATAGTAAATGTTGGTGTAATAGTTTGAGTTGGGGTTGGGGTTGGGGTAGGTGTTACACTTTGAGTAACAGTGATAGTTGGTGTTAACGTAAACGTTGGTGTAATTGTCGATGTTGGGGTTGGAGTTAACGTTGGTGTAATTGTTGATGTTGGGGTTGGGGTTAACGTTGGTGTGATGGTTTGAGTTATTGTTGGGGTTGGAGTTGGAGTCCCGCTTACTTCATTTGCGGTTCCACCACTAAAATTACAATTGTACTCAACTTCATTTGCCGTTCCACCACTAAAATCACAATAAGCGGGTCCGTTGTACTCTATTGAAATTACTTTAAAGAGTAAATCACCAATAGTACAATCGTTATAACCATACTTATATGATTTAAATTTTATTTTCTTTACACCAAATTCATCTGTAAAAATTTCATGAGAAAAAATATCAATTGTAGTATAACCAGTTGTTCCTCCTGTTGAATTGGTTATAGTATTGGGTATTTCAAATGGTGAATTTTCATTTATATAATCAATAACATTTTCAGTAGCAGTCAACCACAAAGATTGTAACTCAACTATGTCAGGATTTAAACTGAAATCAGACATATCGGGTAGACATTCATTATATAATTGTGCTGCGATACCTGAAACAGTTGTACATCCACTTAGTAAAGCGTAGTGATCTGTATTATTCGTTTCACCTGAATATGTTACACCATCAATTTCAAACGCTGGAAAAAATCTTATTGATCCGTTTTTATTTGTATCCGTAATACCAATATCACCATATTCCGAATCACTTACATCGGATTCAATTTCATTAATTAATGATTCGAAGTCCGGATACAATTCTTCAATTATTTCTACTGGTTGGCATGGTTTGATATATTTGTATTTCGGTCTACCAAAAACATTATTTTCAATTAAATTACCACCTGTCCACAAAGTTGTAGATGGTATGATTTGATCCAAAACTTGTGTCCAATATGGACCCATTTTAACAATAAACTCATTTACATCTGGAAAATTATATGGTGTAAATTGAGTAGATGTGACATAGTCTTGGTATATATCTTCAAGTTTTATGTAATTTTTCTTGTATTTTATTAAATGTGAATTAGTAATCTGGTTACTTAATGTTTTACTAATAAATTCAATAAAAGTAATTCCTGTCTGTGGTTCTAATGTTGCACTACCAAATGATATTTCTAATTCTCTAGATTTTCTCCAAATATCATAGTTAATTGCATTAGCAGATGATAAGTAAACTTCAATATTCTTTCTATTGAATATGAATGGTGAACTATCATCAACAATTTTTCTTTGTTGGTTGTCTTGTTTACTAACAATATCATAACCAGTATCTAAACCAGGTAAATTTCTATAAACATCAAAATAATCTTCACCATATGTGAATGACTTATTTTTAGTTTTAATTGTTTTAGTTCTTCCGGTTAATGTAGAATTTTCGTCGTCTATAATATCCACCGATCTGTGGTCTAATGTTATATCATACCAACCAGCACCCTTTTGGAAAAAAGTATTTGACGCTTCATCATATGCGGTTTTAGGGAGTTTTGTTCCCTCTTCAACAGGATATGATGTAGAAGTAAAAGTTGTTGATCCTGTTGTTGTTGTTATACTATAGGTAAATTCTGTTTCATTAAATGTTGCTACATTGTATATTCTTGTACCCGAAATAACATCATAAATGTCACCGTCTAAATCAAATGATTTTGGTAATGATGTAACTTGATATATAAATTCGTTTATCCTGATTAATGGTTCAGGTGCACCTAAAAATTTTAAAAAGAATTCAATTGATTGTCGAGTTCCTTTTGATTTATAAATGTGTGATAAGTTAACAAGTAATCTTCTATAAAATTCATATTCAGCATCTATAATGTTTTTACCACTTGTTAAACCCGAATATTGTGTATCTTGTTTTGTGAATAATAATTCTTCTAATTTTTTTTCGTTGAATAAATTTACAGTAGACAAACCTAACGTATTTGCTAGATTTTTTAATAAAACATCAGGCAAATTATTTATAGTATCATAACTTACATTTCTCATGTAAGCAATATTTTCAATATATTTTTTTACTTTGTCAAAACTATGACCATACAGTTGAAATATTGCTTCTGTTTTTTTGTCTTCGGTATCAAATTCAAATAATTGTGGTGAAGACATAAATCTAACAAATAAGTTAGATTTGTAGTCGTCTACTTCTTCTGATAATCCAGAAAGTTGTTGTATATATAAATCATATTCTAATCCAACAATTTTCAAATTCCAACCGTCTTTAGAAATTGGCCATGATACCTCCACATCAGATAGTATTGTTTCAGATTGATCTAAACTATCTTTTGGTACACTAAATGTTGCTGTGTATTTTGGATTGGTGTCTCTATCTAATAAACATTGTTCTAAATCATCTAATCCACTAAAAAAATCTTCAATTAAACCGTCATTTGGTTTTAATAATATATTTTCATTATAGTTTATTGATGGCCCAAATGGTTTACCAACTACTTTTAATACAATTCTATTATCAGTATTTGGTTCGGTATAATTTATAATGTCGTAAGTAACACCACTAATTTCTATGACATATTTTGTATATGAAGAATAAAAATTTCTTAATGTATTAGTTTGGTTTGGGTCGACTTGACTATTCGGTTTAATAAATAAAACATCAAATGGGTTGTATAATCTACCAAAATCAACCTCAAATTGTGTATTATTTAAACTAATATCAAATGTAATATTTTCTGCAGTATAATCAGATTGCCTTGTAGTACTATCTTTATCGATTAAAATAGCTGCAGGAAATTTTTGTATTATGTTTTTAACTGAAACTCCAACTCTATTTTTTAGAGAACCAAATAAAGATTTATTTGCATCATCTTTTGATGTTTTAAATTTTATTTGATTGTTTTCTTCCTTTTCGGTTTCTAAGGATTTGAATTTTTCGTCTTGTAAATCATCTAATGTTAAAAAATTTGAAAAGTTACCCGTCCTAAATGTTTTAGAGTCTCTTTCGGGAATTGATCTATCAATAGCAAAGTTCGTATTAGTCAATTGACTAGTACCATCGGTAATTTGTCTACCAACTAAACTATCACTAAACGTTTCTGCACCAGTTGCCGCCTGACTTGGAACTTTTCTTCTTGCCATTATTGTGTGATATCATCAAAGTTTAATGTCTCATCGATATCAGCTCTTTCTTCTCTAACCTCATAAAGTGTTTCGTTAAATTCGTCTTTAACTTCATATAGGTTATACTGCTTGTAGATACTGTTATCGTTATTGTTATCATAAATGGTATATATACCAGAAGAAACCGCTTTACTTTGATTACCGTAAAGTGCATGTGCTAATGTCGATGCATCATGTTCAACCATTTCAATCTCGATTGTAGTTGGATTGAAGTATGTATTTGTTAATATTATATTTTGTCCAGGTTGACCTATAAATGGAACCACATTAGGTCTACTTGACGGTGCGGATGATGGGGTTACGGTTAAGAACAATAAATTAGAAACACTATTACTATATTGATATCTAATTGCCTTCTGAGTTGAACTTGTTAAGTTAGAAATAACAGGAGTACAATAAAACGACGAGGTTACAATTCTATAAAAATTAGTGACTTTAGTTGAGTCGTCATTCAAATATTCAATTCTATATCCAATTAATCCTTGTGGAGTAAATTTTCCTCTATCTTCATCGGAAACATTTGATAAATCGATTACTAATCCTCTAACAGAAGGTAAAGACGCCAAAATACCACAGTCGGTGATTGACGTTCTAATTTGTTTTGGTCTAATTTGTAATGTATAAATCCCTAAATCAGAAAAAGTATCAGAAGATAATTTTAAGTTATATAATCCACCTAATAATTCTGTATCTTGTGCCGTGGTTTCGGTGGTAGTTTCACTATTGTGAAAAATTGGCGTTAAAATGTCTTCAGAAGATAATTTTGTTAAAGTTACTTCCGCCGTTGATAATCTATTTGGTACATAATGAAGAAGTATTTCCGCATCAGCTGGAGACACATCTGCCGGTCTAATTGTTCCGTAACTACCTACTGCCATATCTTTTTATTAATAAATATAATTTTTATTGTTTTCGTATTTTAAAATAACCATTTCCGTAAACATCTAATTCTCCCATATTATCTATCTCACTGAGTCTAAATGTTTTTTCCATTACACCTTGTTTTCCTCTTTCCACAAAAATGTCAGAATAAATGGTGGGATCATCAACAAATCCTAAGAAATGTTCATTTCTAGTTATCATTTGATTTATAATTTCCTCTTTTGTAAATCCCGTGGTATTACCTGTTATTAGTGTAGTTCCATCATCATAATCTCTATAATTTACAACAGTTGTTCCTGTGGTGTTTCCTGTATATGTAAAACTGTATCCACTATAATTTCCTGTCGAATCTGTACCTGTGGTTATTGTACTACCACTATTCGTACCATATTCTATTTTTTCTACAATTCTACTGCCACCAATCCCCAAATAAGTAAATTCAGTATATCCTGTTGGTGGGTTATATTCTAAGTCATTTAAATAATTTTGTGTTCTACCACTTTCTAAATAATATTCAGAAGGTAAATTAAAATATGGTAAACTTGTGCCCGTATATATAAATTCACCAATTAAATCTTGTGTTATATCTTGTGGTATTGTAACCTGTTTACTTAATTTTTGACTTATCCACGGTGCATCTAAAGTAATTGTTATAGTGTATCCACTATATGTTGAGTATGTGTGTGAAATTGTTGGTAGAATATTACCTATTACACCATCGTTTACAGTTAATCCCGATGTACTTCCATCCCCCCAATTTATTGTATAGGTTTGTTCAACAATTTTTCTCAATTTATCCGGGTTTACGGTATTATATATTTGTATTGTACTTCCTGTTTGTGTGTAAGAAAAATTACACAATTGTTCCACTTGTTCAATGTCACCATCAGAACCAACCATAACACCCATTTCATCCACCATACTTTCTAAGAAAATTGGTAAATTATAACTTTCAGATAATCCACTCAATGGTGTTGAAACCCAAGTGGTTCCGTTCCATTTGTAATGACCTTCAGTAACGTTACTTGAATATTTATTATCGACACTACCCGTGAAATTATATATACCGTCTCCGATGTTTGGTCCAATGTAAATACTACCTGACCATGGTATTAAATTACCATTATTATCATACCAATTTTGACTTGTTATTGACACTAAAGATCCACTAACAATGTTTTTTCTTAATATTTCGTATCTATTCTTTCTCATTTTTTAAACTTGTGACAATGTTGAAGTTACTACAGTAAATGTCCCGTCAGATATTGCATTAACCTCCCACACAACGCTAGTGTATGTACCAACACCAAGAGTAAAATCAACAAATGTACTATCTAATGCTCCTTGTGCTACGGTTGGTGAAAAACTACCTCCACCAGGTATTGTTATTGTTGTGTCTCCTTGGTAACCAGTTTGAACCGTCACACTCAACCTAATCGTGACGGTACCATTTGTTACTGTTATCGTTGGGCTAAACGTACTACTTCCGGTTCCCGAACTACTAGTATTCTGTCCACTACTAACACTAAATGTTACCGCCGGTGATAGTGGTGTTGATGTGATAGTAATAGTCGGTGTAATGGTATTTGTTGGTGTGATGGTTGGGGTTAATGTTGCGTTAATTGTTGGAGTAATAGTTGGGGTCGGGGTTGCGTTAATAATTGGGGTTGGTGTGGGAGTAAATGTACTTAAACTAACCGTTCCTCCACTAAATAAACAATTACTACACCCTATATCATACACATATCCATATTCAATATCGTTTCTTTTTAGTTTGACACAATAATACATGTCATTATCTTCATTAACCTCTTGTGTTGGATTTGGAATTCCTCTTTGATAAAATAAAATTGGGTTTGATGTTGTTCCTATTCTTGATAGGTATGATGGTTCATCAAATCCGTTAATAAATGGTTTATTTGTAAAATCAGTAATCGACCCATCCTCGGCATTGAAAAACTTTGCGGTCATATAAAAAGTATCACCTGTTAGGGTTTCCTCATTTAATGCCGAATCGTCTTGAAACCAAAACAAGTACATATTTTCCTTATTTCTATAGTTAGATCCTATAAAAACAGGTTTAAAAATATAATCATTTAAGGTTGTATAATAGTATTTTTCACCCAATGGTAGAGATAAATTTTTTGCAAAAACCAATCTTCTATTTGATCTATTTGGTGAATCTCCGTTTGGGGTTTTAAAAAATTCTAATCTAAAGAAACTTTCTGTTGTTTGTTTTAACATTAAAGCATTTTCTCTAGCACTTAAACCTGTAGGTTCGTAATCTTGTACATAAGTGTTACCACTAATAAACCAAAATTTAAACAATATGTCTGTTTGTAAAATTCCTGTACCACCTATGTATGGTTTATGAATATACCTAACAGTCTCAAAATTTTGAACAGGATTTATAATATTCGTGAGAACTTCTTTTTCCATTTCTTGAGCATTATCCTGCCAACCAAGATCCGTCTTAAAGATGTCTTCTTTGTTTAGTATTATATTTTGGTCAATATTTTTTCTTAATATTTTCATTAACAAATATTATTACTAT